CCTTTTGGGAAACCGATCTTTCTGTGAATACTGGTTTGAGGCCGTACTGTTCAAGTATTTCCATGTGCCTTAATGCGACATTTTTTTCTTTTTCATGATGATAGTAAGTTTGGATTCTGAAAGAAGTTTTTTTACCTTTTAGTCCGTAATTTCCATCGCCGAGTACCCATCCTAAATATTCGTACATTTCGTTGGTTAATTGGAAATTCTTGAAACTTGGCGCTGGGAAGTTCCCTGGAATTTCACTTTTATTAACTAGGACTGTATCGCCCTCATTTAAGTCTTTTTGTTGTTTCCAGTCTAATTCGCCATCTTCGTTAATAGTTCTAAATAAATGGTCTGGGGATGTTTTTATGCTAAAGTTATTTGACATGTGCGTTTCTGTCAAAGTTTTTAGTCCAGTTTTAAATACTCTTGCCTTAGCCCATTCTTTACCTGTCCATACTGTAATATATTCATTATCGGCAACTTCTAGAGCTTTCTCTGCGGTAATAAGTCCTTTTTCTGTAAAAAGAAGGGTCGATGGGTGTAAGCATTCGGATAATGCGTTAGAATTCGTGCCGCGAGCTAAGTGTGAGTATCCGGGTAACTCTTCTGGTGACATCTGGAATGCAGACAAAATAACTCTCGCATTTGAGTCCATTAGATATTGGAATTCCGCGTCTTTTCCTGCGCTATCGATTGGCTGCCACGTAACTTTATCATCAGTTGGAATCGCGAATACTGGCATTCTGTGTGCATTTGCTACAGAGTTGATTGATGCCATGAATTGTGATTTGATCTTGCTGAGTGTAACTTCGTCGATAGTGTCTGAGTTGAAAATAAGAGCGCCCTTAGCTGCTCTGCCATTTTGGAAATAGAATTTATTATATAATGTGATCGAAATATGTGTGGTGATCGCATGTAATGATTGGTCAATCGGAGTAAGTGGGTAACCGTTATATTCGACGTTGGTTGTCGGATATAGGTTATATACGGTCATTTCTTCTTCGGCAAATACGTTTAGTGGTCTTCCGTCAATGACTTGTACCCATTTGTATTCATCTTGGTACGTTTTTTCTGAGACTTGGATATTTTTAAGTCTCTGCAAGAGAGCGAATGCTTCTTTACGGACGTTCTGTTCCATCTTACGAGATGGTTTAATCTTATGAATAGTTGAGGCGTCTGCTGCGCGGAACGCTGAGAGTTTCTTTTTACCTGATGAGTCTACTGACCATAAGCGTTCTACTGCGAATCTGCCGTAAGCTAGTCCGTCGCGAGTCATTTGTTTAAATTGTTGGGACAGATTCGGCTTAGATGTTTCGTCGTCTAATTTAATATCGCCACAAGTCCAAAGGAAACTTCTTACTGCTTGTAATCTGTCTTGAAGTGTTTTAACTGCTTCTTTATCTGTAGGAAGTGGTTGACCTTTAACCTGCTCGAAATCGAAGCCAATAGAAAAGCGAGAAGTTCTCGGTCTACCGAAACTAGCGATCATGTTTGATCTAGCTTGTAAGATTTGATTAACTAGTTCGTCACCTTGAGGGCCAGTGATGCGCTTAATAATATGGTCTGGGGTAAGTGTTGTTTTAGCTTCATATAGGCCAAAATTGCCGACTTGCGCTCTTTGTGGGTCTACTTCGAATGCTAGGCGTACATTGCTAGTCTCTTGAGCTTTAAGGGACTTAAGGATTGCTGGGAGCATAGAGGTCTGCTCACCTTTTTCCATTAATTCCATTTCGGCTTGCCAACGCTCGACAGTTGGATCTAGGGGCACTAGTGTACGTTTTTGTTTTCTTCTGACATATTATTCTACCGTAAAGTATTTGACCTGCATCGGATTAACTGATTTGTTTGTAATTGAGATTCTAAAGCATGGGCCGACTTTTTGGAATGTTGCTGGAAGATTTGCGTCTCCGGCAGAAAATGGTGAGAGTTTATTGCTATTGCCTGTATCGCCATTTAGCTGAATTACTGACTCTTGGTCTACTTCGATATAAATCAATGATTTCAATGACTTGTAGATAGTAATTGAATTAGACTGATATGTTAATCCTAGCTCAATTGGCAATGGTTGTGCCGATACGAACTCTATGTAATCTGGGGCTACAGCAGATATTTCAAATGTCTTCTGTGTTACTGTAGAGAATGTTCCTGAAATGTCAATCTTATGGCCTACTTGCGCTTTATCATCTGCAAAGATTTCTACGTCTGTTGCTGCTCCCGTTACGGTCTCAACGACTGCTGAGAATGATTTTCCGACTAGTCTGGTACATGTCACTTTGTCAGCATTTACGCCGATAATCTTCCAACGTCCTGAATTTAAAGGGTTAAATACGAACGGTGCCAAGTCGTTTGTTTCTTCACCTGCAATCAAGAGGATGTCGCCTACTTGAGCGTTGAGTGTTGCGCCTGTGAATTCGAATACTGCCATTGCGTTATTATTGATAGTTACGGTACAGTTATTAACCGCAGATAGACTTCTAGCAGTCTTAAAATTAGCTCCGACTGATGTTAATCGGTAAATACTGTCGCCAGCACTTTGAAGTTGTAGGTCTACTGTGCCTGAAATCGAATGGGCAATAGTTCCGTCAAATGCTGTATATGTCTCGTTTGGTGCCAAAGTCAAGGCATTTGAGACTGGATTATTCACAGCTAAGGTGTTGAATTTCCTAGTATGATCGAACGCTCTTTGATGGGGGTTATCTGTTGCAGTTGGGTCCGAATATACTAAAATTTGATTAATAAGGTTTAAAATATGACTCATAATTATCTATACCACAATTCTCTATAAATATTAGGCTTTTTACTCTTCCCCATCAGTAAAATCCCATACAATGCCGTTGCCGCTACCTTTTGAGGGCTGGGTTTCGGCCAATGCCCTAGTTTTTTGGGCTAACCAGTCGTGTTGGGGGTCGGGAGGTCTTTGTTGGGGTGGGTAATGTGGGATATCTTTGCTCATTACGGCCCTACCTTTAGCGCCGAAGAGGTTTTGTCCTGCGTACCGAGTTGCATCGCAAATGTCTGCCCATTCTGAGTCGTCAGGCTCCATTGTTGGATTACCTTGGGCATCCAACTTGAAGTGGTGCATTTGCAGCGCTTTGATCCAATACTTGTTATTTTCGTGTTTTAGGATTTTAAGCCGTCTGCGTCCATTGGCATCCATGATGGCGTATCTAACTGATTCGATACCTGCGTTGACATCTTTTTTAAACTCGGCGCAAGCCATTCCGTTTCTTTTGAAGGTTTTAATGAATTGAGGCTCTGCGGTATCCATGTACCACTTAACGGGGCGGTAAAGATCTCTAAGTTCAATTCCCATGTTAAGCATTTGATCGAATTCAAGTCCTGAGACCGCTCTAGAGTCGATTCCCCATATATCTCCGTTAGGCATCAACGCTACGACGACCATTGAGGTGTTGTGGGTGTATCCCCAGTCGCCTCCAACATAGAATTTAACGCCGGAAATCTTCATTTGGTTTACTACATCGATTAGTGTAGTGTTGACCGTTCCTGGAATTCCAGTTAATATCGAAAATGCATCCTGTAATGAAATGGTATTTTCATTCTCTTCTAGTCGCCCGTAAACTAGTCCGCTTGCTGATGGCTTTCTGCAAAGTAGTTGGGCGGTTCCCATATCTGGAGACATAGCTCGGAACATATTGATCGTGTGATCTATCTTCTTCCAAAGCATGCCTTTGTCTTTTTCACTGCGATTAGCTAGTCTTGTTTTACATACTGGTAAAAGTCTGCATGATGCGCAACCGCCGTATGCTTCTATTTTATTGTACTTCTCTTGCTCTGAAATCGGTAATGCATTCTTTTCTTGCTCTGAAATATTTCTTAGTGGTAAGTCTGGATGAATAAATCTTGTAACCTTTTCTAGCTCTGGTTTAAATCTTTTCGTTTCACATTTTTCTGTAACATCTAGGATGTCCCATTTTAATAATGTTAGATCATCCCTCTGTGCGATGATTTTTTCCATATTTCCGAATGCAAATTTTCTTGTTGAGAAGTATAGTTTTAATGGGAATTGTCCGCCAATTAATGATGCAACCGCTTGAACTTCATCGATAACTCTAGGGTCTCTCATCAAATCTAGCTCGTCCAAAAAAGTCAAATTTGTATGTTTTCCATTAACTGATGCAAGAGTTGCGACGAGAACTGTGATGTTTGACCTTGTGCCATCAGCATTTACAATTTCTAAAACGCGAGAGTTTTGAGATTCGATATTTTTTGCAACAGCATCTAGATATGGTTTGATTTTTTGAATAAATGAATTAATGTTTGATAGCGCAATTTTTGATTGCGGCTCAATTGCTGCAAGCCAACAAATCGTTGCGTTAAAGAAAACTAGTAGTAAAACAGCTAGAATTGAACCAGAAAGCGTTTTCGCGGAATCTCTCGATGACAACCAAATATAGCCTGGGATTTCATTCCCTTTATTTTCTGCGTAGGTGGAGAATGATTTCCAAATAACTTCCATTGGGCTGCTATTAGATCCGTCATCTGGTAAATGAGAGTCCGGCATATCTAAACCTATGTAAGTATAGATCCAGTCTTTCAATGCGTCTTGAGTTTTTGGAGTAGTCCAAAACACCTCAACCATTTGAGGTTCAATCATTGTGATTTCCTTTTTTCATCCGCAATGATTTTTAGAATTTGGGCTGCTGCATCTGGACTGACTGATCCATTGCCAGACTGAACATTCAGATTAACATTATTAGTAGTGGTTGTTTCAGTCTTATTCTTGACTGTAACTGTATTTGCTTGGCCTGTAGCCTTCTGAATACCCTCGATAGCCTTAATAAGGGAGCCTAATGAGTTGATCGTTGTCGCCTCTAGGCCATCTAGATGCTTCTCGTCGCCTGTCATTAGATACTTCTTAAACTTATCCCCGAATCGTTTATTTGCCACGCTAACTGCAGTTGATAAAAGCTCGGTAGCCTCTAGTTGCGCCTTGATGACCTTCTCTTTAACTGAGTTTTGGAGATCCATATAAAACTGAGACTTCTGTTCGCCCCATTTGTACTTAATTGATGCCCAAAGGATTGCCTCGTAAGGGAATGCCTTGTTTAGTCTGTGGATTTCTGCTGGAGTTGTTCCGTTGAGATAGAGTTCAAAAAACCTATTCATCGTATCTGATGCAAGTTCGTGTTTGCCATCTTCCACATAAATTTTAAGCATGTTATATTCGTGGACTGGAAGTAAGACTTCTGCCTGTTCTAGTAACTGCTCGCGGTTGATGTATGGGACAACTGCTGACATTAGTTTTGCTCCTCAATGGAATCTATTAGATTTAAATCCAACGCTTCCTGTGCAGTCAGAATAGTGTCTGAGTGTAACATTGATTGTAATTTACTTCTTTTAAAGTTCGGCTGTTTTACTATGATTCTTTCCATGAATAGGTTTTCCATGAATAGATCGAATTTCTTACTCTCCTCTACCCATTTATATTGCGCTTTAGCTTCGGCACCGTAAAGCATTGCTGTACCGTAATGGATCATCATTTTGGCATTAGGTGACATGATCCTGTCGTCCGCAGCTTGGATAATGAGAGATCCCATGGACATGACTTCGCCTGTGCCAATCATTTTAACTCTAGATTTACAGCGTCTTATGGCATCCATGATCATCAGTCCTTGAAATTCATCGCCGCCTGGGTTATTCATGTAAATTGTAATTGGAGTATCATGCCTATCCATGTCTAAGATGTGTAGTCCTTTTAGTGTTATTTCGGCCATTGCTGCGTCAGTACCTGAGTTTCCGTCATCTGACACTACCGCAGATCCCATGTACATTGTTTTTGTTGGTACGAATATATCGCAATCAAACCATAAATCTATGAAGTCTTTACTTTTTCTACTCATATTTCTTCCTATTCATATAGAATTCGATCTTAGTCTCATCCCAAAGGAGCCATTGCACCATTTCCCTTAATTTATCAATTTGTGCCTTAAACGTCTTTGATTGTTTTTTGCTTCCAGTGCATTTGAAGGTGACGAGTTTCTTTTCAATATTTACTTCTGCCTTGGCTGTTTTAACTCCTTCTAATAGGAG